ACTGTTTTTCCAACAGCCTTTCCAAAGGCTTATATGAAAATAGAAGAAGGCAAATCTTATAAATTTAGTTTTGGAAAAACAAAAGATGGAACAATAACACTGGAGGATGTAAATGGTTAGTATGGAAGAAGTTTTAGCAGCTCTTAACCCTAAGTTAAGAAAAAGTATTATGGTTGGAGATTCAGTTCCAGCAACACAGTATGCAGAAACCCCTAGCTTTGGTTTAAACCGTGCACTATGTGGTGGTTTACCATATGGTAGGCAAGTCCTTGTTTGGGGCTCTAAGTCCTCAGCAAAGTCTTCTTTATGCCTTCAGATGATAGGTCTAGCACAAAAAGAAGGAAAGGTTTGTGCATGGATCGATGCAGAAATGTCATACGATAAAGTATGGGCAGAGCGTCTTGGGGTAGATTCTTCTAAACTTATTTATTCACAGGCTAGAACCATAAATGAAATGGTAGATGTAGGAACTAATCTTATAAATGCTGGTGTAGATATTGTTGTTGTTGACTCAATTACATCTTTGCTTCCCGCCATATATTTTGAAAAAGATTCAGATGAACTTAAGCAATTAGAAAATACAAAACAGATAGGTGCAGAGTCTCGTGATTTTTCAAATGCTTGGAAAATGATCAACTACTCTAACAACAAGGTTAAACCAACACTTTTTGTATTAATTTCTCAATCACGAAATAATATTAATGCAATGTATACTAGTCAGCAACCTACTGGTGGTCAGGCTACTAAATTTTATTCTTCAACTGTAATTAAACTATTTTCATCAGAGTCTGATAACCAAGCAATTAAAGGCAAAATTAAAATTGGTGACAAGCTTATTGAAGAAAAGATTGGTAGAAAAATTCGTTGGGAACTACAATTTTCTAAAACATCTCCAGGATTTCAATCAGGAGAATATGATTTTTATTTTAGAGGTGACGATATTGGTATCGATTCTATTGGTGATCTTGTTGATACTGCTGAATCTGCAGGTTTAGTTAATAGAACTGGTGCTTGGTATCAACTTGAAGATGGAACTAAAGTTCAAGGTAGAGACGGTTTTATTGCACGGGTTAGAGAAGACCTTGATCTACAGCAATCATTAAAAGATAAGTTAATTAATGGCTGATAATTTTAAAGTATTTCCAGGTAAATTTATTTGTAGGAAATGTGATGAAGAGGTATTATCTTTAAGGCTTTGGCTAGATAGTGGTGACTCAACCTGGATGTGCAGCAAAAAACATGTAACAAAGGTTGCTTTAATACCAGTAAAGAAAAAAAGAAAAGACTTTGAAGATGAGTGAGCGTTCAGAATCTAAAAGAATTGGTGCCAAACAACATAAAAATTCTGGAAGAAATAACACTAAGGGTGATGCCTCTTGGCATAATTTTGTATTAGATTTTAAAGAGTGTTCAAAATCTTTTACATTAAACCAAGATGTATGGGCCAAGGTAGTAACAGATGCTCTTAAAAAAAGTATGGATCCTGGGTTAGTTATAGTTTTGGGAGAGGGAACACAGAAAGTTAGACTTGCTATAATAGAGTTAGACATGCTAGAACAATTAATAGAAAGAGAAAATGATGACAACTGAGGCTCCACAAAAAACAACATTAGATATGGTAAATGGTTTGACAGAAATTGCAGACTATATGCAAGATGAAGAACTTACCGCTGCCCTGACATTTATTGCTAAGGTAATAATTAAGCCAGACATTCCAGCACAGGTAGCAAGCATTGAAATTGTAAGGCTACAGGCAATTGCAGCAAAGATGGCTTTTAGGGCTACCTGGATGGCTAATGTAGATAAGAATGATCGTGCAAAGAAAAACATTTACTATACAGCAGCAGAATCTATCAATAACTTGGTGTCAGCACTCAAGTATATAATGCGCTAACCTGCTATACTTATATAAACAAGGGGATAAAATGACTAGAAACTTATTGAAACAGATAATGATTAGAGAAGTAGAGACAGCAGCACAGATAGACGCTAAAGAATTAATTAAGGTTATTGAGGCTGGTTATCTAGTCGGCCGTGATCCTAAGCATACACAGAAGAAAACCTTTAGCCCATCAACAATTGCGTATGGACATGGAGAGTGTCCTAGATACTGGTATCTAGCCTTTGAGGGTGCTATGTTTGAAGACAATGCAGATTCTTATGGCGTTGCCAATATGACTAATGGAACTCTTTCACATGGCAGAATTGAAACAGCATTTAAAAATTCTGGTATATCAATTGATTCAGAATTTAAGCTTACAAATGAGGATCCACCAATATTTGGATATGTAGATAATCTTATTAAGTGGAAAGATGAAGAGATTGTAGTTGAAGTAAAGACAGCTAATAATGAAGTATTTGAATACCGTAAACGCACAGGCAAACCCAAGATGGGCCATGTTGTTCAGATATTAATTTATATGAAAATTCTAAAAAAGGGTAAGGGAATTCTTGTTTATGAAAATAAGAATAACCACGAACTGCTTATTATTCCAGTAGCGGTTAATGATTACTATCGTCAATGGATTGATGAAGCTTTTGAATGGATGAGATCTGTTAGAAAAGCATGGGATGATAAAACACTTCCAACTAAAAACTATAGATCAAATTCTAAAATATGCAAAAACTGTCCAATTAAAAAGACATGTGATGAATCTGGGGCTGGAGTCTTTAAGATAGCATCTCTTAAAGAACTAAAGGAACAGAGTGAAGCTGTGTAATTTTTGTGATACATACTTTAATCCAAAGGTAAGTTATCAGATATATTGTGGAGAAAATTGTAGAGCTGCTGCCACAAAAGAAAAAATTGCAGAAAAGTATAACGCAAAACGTAGAAAAAATAGAATTGGTAAAGTAAGAAAATGTCTAGGCGGATGTAATTCTGATTTATCTATCTATAATGATTCTGGATTTTGCGCTAATTGTAATGTAAGTGAAAAGCAAGTTGCAAAAATGTTAAAAGAACTGAAAGGTTTTATTGACTATGAGCAAAAATAAATGGGGACTTGAGGTTATGCCTAAAACTATTTGTGCTATTGATGCAAGCACTAACAGTCTTGCCTTTGCTCTTTTTAATACTAAAGAAAAAACTCTAGGCGTTGTAGGAAAAATAAATTTTCAAGGAAATAATACATACGAAAAAGTAATGGATGCTTGTAAAAAAACAAAGGCTTTTTTTGATTATTATGGTGGGTTTGAAGCTATTGTTATTGAGCATACAGTATTTATGAATTCCCCAAAGGTTGCTGCAGACTTAGCACTTGTTCAAGGAGCATTACTAGGTGCTGCTGGTTTAACTGGAACAAAGGTAATAGGAACTGTAGCACCAATTACTTGGCAAATATCTATAGGTAACGGTAAATTAACCAAGGATGAAAAATTTTTTATAAGATCAAAAAATCCAGGGAAGTCAGAAGCATGGCATAAGTCTAATGAAAGAGAAATAAGAAAACAAAAGACTATTAGGTTTATTAATATGCAATATGATAAAGTAATTGATGATAATGATGTAGCCGATGCTGTTGGAATTGGGCATTGGGCTATCAATAATTGGAGCAAAGCAATAGGAGTTGATAAATAATGCCTGAGTTAAATGCAAACATACCACCAATAGAGTGTTATGTGCGTGGAAATTTTTTAAGAGATCAATTAGATAGTCATGATAAATATTTCCCATGTGTAATATTTGGAGTTTCAAGTATTAAGGCAAGAAGTCCGTTGTTTCATTTTATGATGGAAGACGGTGGAGTTTGGTGGAGAATGCCAATTAATGCTTTTTGCACAAAGCCAGGTGTTCCAGAAGAGCCAATTCATAATCTTGTATTATGGAATTCTTTCAGTCCTCATGTTTCTGTTACAAAATTTCAGGCACTAAGTAATATGAGAATGTCATACATAGATAGAAACAAGGTTAGCATACCTGGAACATACCTATTTACTTTAGATTGGCATAGTCCAGAAACTAATATACTAGACGACGGATATTCTGAAAACCCAGGCCAACACAAGTGTGGCCATGTAATTCAAAGAGACGATGGAAACTTTGCCGTTCAGCCAAATAATAGGGTAAGAATAAAAGAACCATCCTTTGTTACTAAAAAAGATCTTGTGATTGATAGATTAATTAATACAAATAAATGGGATGTTGAAAGCTATGACAAGTGGATCCTTGAAGACTCAAATGCATACAATTATGATGTTATTGATACGGAAGTTGACAAATAAAACTATGGGTGGTAAACTATATACATCAGAGGTTTGGCTGCGTAAGAGGTATCTTATGGATAAAAAATCTCCAGAAGAAATTGCAAAAGAGTGTGGGGCAAGCATAGAAACTATCTATGTTTATCTTGCAAAATTTGGATTAAGGAAGAGTAGGCGATGAATAAAGCACAGAAAGTTTTTATAGGTCTTGGCATTGCTGGTGCAGTAGGACTAACCTATGCAATTACAGCACTTAAGGGTTTGCCAGAAGCTTTTGATTGGGATAATGATGAAGACATTGAATAATAGTCTCACAATTACAGTCGATCAAGTAAATAATCCTTTGCATTACACTACTGATCCATCTGGTGTTGAGTGCATTGAGATTACTAGACATAGAAATTTTAACATTGGTAATGCTTTCAAATATTTATGGAGAGCAGGATTAAAAGATGAAGAAAAAACTATTCAAGATCTTGAAAAAGCAATCTTTTATATTAAAGATGAGATTAACAGATTAGAGGGCAAGTATGTCAACTGAGTCTGATTTAGTAAATCATCTTGATCAAATTAATCAAGTTGTTTCTGAATACCTAAAAGGTAATGACCCTACAGTAATTTCTAAAGAATTAGAAATCCCAAGAGTTCGTGTTGTTGCACTTATTAATGAGTGGAAGGTGATGGCATCTGCTAATGACGCTATTCGTGCACGGGCTAAAGAAGCATTAGTAGGAGCAGATACACACTATACAAAATTAATTACAAAAGCATATGAAGTTATGGATGAATCAAGTCTAACTAATAACCTAAGTGCCAAGACAGCATCTATTAAACTTGTCATGGATATTGAAAAGTCTAGAATTGAAATGTTACAGAAAGCAGGTCTTCTTGAAAACAAAGAACTTGCAGAAGAAATGGTTGAGATTGAACGCAGGCAAGAAGTCCTGATTGGTATACTTCGTGATGTTGCTTCAGAGCATCCAGAAATACGTGATTTAATTATGCAAAGGCTTTCGTCTATTGCAAAAGAAGGTGAAGTGATTACAATTGTCCACGATGTTCAATGAGTTCCTTGATGTATTAAAGGAAAATCATTTTATTGAAACTCCTGTAGATGTAAAAACATTTGTTCAGTCTCCAGAGTATTTAGGACAACCACTTTTATCTGACATTCAATATGAAATTGTTGAAGCCATGAGTCAAATTTATCGTAAAGAAGATTTGATTGACCTTATGGGTGAGGTAGAAGGCACAAAACATTTTAATAAATATACTAAAAATGAACTAATACTTCAACTTGGTAAGGGTAGCGGTAAAGATTTCATATCAACAGTAGCCTGTGCATATGTAGTATATAAGCTTCTATGTCTTAAAGATCCAGCGGTTTATTTTGGTAAACCCCCAGGAGATGCTATTGATATTATTAACGTTGCAGTTAACGCACAACAGGCTAAAAACGTTTTCTTTAAAGGTTTTAGAGTAAAGATTGAAAAATCACCTTGGTTTGCTGGA